ACTGCGTTTAAGAATTCCTTTTGCCAAGGGTCAGGCGACTGATTGAGTACTTGCTCAACAAATGCCACCGGATCATTGCGGTATCTTTTTACGAACGCTACATATGGGTTATCTGCCATGCCGCATTATACGGCGTGAGGGATTTAGTCGCGCGGATTCAATTTGTTCAATGGGTTTAAAAACGGATCTTCTACCTCACACCCGCCAATGACATAGCCGTCATCGTCAGTGATCTGCACCGCATGCCATTCCATTAAAGTCCTTGTGCTAAAACCATAGCGCTCCGCAAGCTCTTCCATTTGCGCTCTAGTTAGGTCGCTTAGCCAAAAGCTGTAGATGTACTCTGACTCAATCAAATCCCAAACCAAGTTATCAATCGAGTTGATCATGGCTTCGTTTAGAACATCGCTTATCCAACTTTCAAGCTCCATAAACTCAATGAAATTAGGAGGCGGAGAAGCGCGGAATTTCTTAACGTCTACCGGGCTGACATGATAAATTTCGTACTCATCGCCAAGCTCAAACCTCATCAGAATCGTGCCTTTGCGCCACATTTCGCTATGTACAAGCTCTGCGCTAACCGATAGGTCGTGTAATTTTTTACTTACCATGGTGCTGCTCCAGATAATCTTCGAAGGCGAAATCAATACCCGTGGCTATTACTTCGCGTGCTTTGCCTTCTGATGGAGCCATATCAAAAGCCAGTTGGCTAAAAAACTGAATGCCAGTGACGACAGCCACATGCGGTTCGATTGAGTCTTGTGCGTCTTCGGTGATGCTTAGAAGCGCTAAGCGGTATTCACTGACTGCTTGTTCGATTGATTTTTTCATTGTCTTCACCTTTTTCTTTTATTCAATTTAGTTATTAAAGCGCCTTGGGGCAAGACCTGCCCTTAATCCAACTCTCTTGAACCAACAATGTCTTCTTCGTGATGCTCAGCCGGTGAGAGTTCTATGGTGACATGGGTATCGTTGCCCGTTTCGCGCTGGTACATCTCTTGCTCTTCTTTGATCTTGAGCGCATCAGTGGACTCTGCAAGCAAAGTGCCGTTGTGATTGCGCAGTACAAGCGCTTCATTTGTTTCTAGTTTCTGCGCCTCAAGAGTTTGTAGTGTTACTTTCATTTTGTTGTTCCTTTTCATTATTTTCTCGACTGAAAGAATTATCTCCTATTTTGTTTCTCTTGTCACCTAAAAGGGTACAAATAAATTAAATAAATGTGAGAAAATTAAGATCCAAAAACCCATATATGGAACCAATATGTACAAGTCAAATAGCTCCGGTTTTCAAGCCGCACACAAGAATAGACCAGCAAGCAAGCAAGAGAAGACAGCCAGAATGGTTGCAGGCAATCGCGCGCCAGTCGTTAAACCTCCCTTCCCACCTCGCTAGGCGTGGCTGCAGGGAAACCAGCGGAGAGGATGCGTTCGCCTGGGAGTAAGGGGGCGCCGACTAACAAGGCTTTTAAGCAGGCGAAAAAAACGGCAAAAAGATAATTTTTTTTTGGTGCGTGGGGGGCTACCCCTACTCCCCCCCCACCCCCTGCATCGAAGGGGGGGTCTGGCGGTCAATCCAATTGTTCCACGGAAGTGTTCCACGGCATTGTTTCACGGAAAGTTCGCATAACCTCCATTATGTTAAATAGAGAATCCGCGTAAGTCATTGATTTCATTATCCTAACAGTTAAACACGCGATTATGCGCAATGTTCCACGGCCAAAATCCCACTTAACTATGCTTTTTCTTAATTGTTCCACGATATTGTTTCACGGAATTTCCTGCGCGCATGGCCGAGTGCGCCCGCCAGTGTGCGGGAGCTAGGTTCCACCCTCATCATGGTCAACAGTCACACCATTAGTGATCGCCCGTAACGCATCAAGATGCTGATCACCGAGCGTTACATTGATCAGCGGATCACGCTTCTCACGCCAGTTGTCAGGGTTCACATTACCGGCCAACCACTTGCGCGTATCAATCCTGAGCTTCCTCACGGTAGCATCATGGGCATCGACAGTCGCGTCAGCGATCTCTAAACATTCTTCAGCAAGTGCGTCAGCCCATAGCCTGCGTGCTGACATATACCTGTCGTGCCTACCTTCGGTATCCTCAATCCACTTGTAGAATGCACGCCTACCAACTTGGCATTCCTTCATCGTGTTAACGACAGTCTTGCCACCAGCAATCATGTTGAAGATCGCGTCTTCGCCCTTCTCATCCAGTGCTTTCATCTGCGCCCTTATGATCGGTCTACCCGGCATCAGTCTGCTCCAAGTTCGTTTAAAATATCATCCAAGTCATCGTCCACCCCCGAACGCATATCGAAGTATTCTTCAATTGAGCGCTTCCTACTGACCGGCTTATCGGCCACCGGCTTGCTCTTCTCCACCGGCTTCACCGGCTCCGGCACCTTAGCACCAGCGACCACCTCAACAGTGTTCCATCTGTACCCGCAATCGTAACACTCACGCCTGCGCTTTACGCCATTTGCGTCCTTCGTTGAGTCCACAACATGACTACCCCTACCACACTGCATACAATTCATATAAACCCCTTAAAACGCCTCATAAGCGCTCTCAGCGGCAACAATGGCCTCTATCTGCGCTATCGCCTCACCCTTCGTCACCATGTCAGTCGTGTATCTAAGTACCCTATAACCAAGCTCTAATGCAGAGTTATACTTAAAGCAGTCAGAACGAAAACCAGCACCGGTTGTGTGGCGACCTCCTGACCACGTTCCGCCCTCGACCTCAACGATCAGGTCACCGGCCAGCAAGAAGTCGAACCGAAAGCGCCGACCAGGGATCAGCATCAACTCACGCTCGTAACTAATACCTCGCAGGTCCAGTTGACCAGCCAATGCAATCTCGCCTTTGCTGCCAGCTGGCTTACTACCAGCTTGCTTAGCCCCGGCCTTCGCCTTCGCTTTAGGCTCAGTCTTTGCCTTAGCGATTGCCTTTCTTCTCTTGGCTACCATCAGCGCCCTATGGTGATAAAGCGGCTTTCCCGCTTATCAATAAGGCCAAGTGCGACACTTGGGCCTATATATATATAGGGAAGAGGTGTCGCAGGTGTCGCAGCCCCGTAAGCCATTGATTTATATGGCATTTTTCAGTGCGACACCTAATAAACGCAAGTGTCGCATTTTCAAGGTGTCGCAAACCCGCAAAGCCCTGTCACAGCGTCGTTTCAAGCTGCGACACCAAGAAAAAGTGCGACACCTTGTACCTGTCGCAAGTGTCGCGGTGTCGCAGATTATGTTAAATAGAAATGGCATATTTATGCCCCCACTCACTCACTGGCCAGCTGGTCATTGAGCACAATCCAAGCCTTCGCTGCAGTGTCTGGCACCACCCCATTGCCCAAAAGAACTAAGCGATTTACCCTATGGTTTTGGCTGCTGGTCACTCGCTCGATCCCCACTTCCCAAGATCCGTCCAGCCAAGAGGCAGGCCCATCAAACCCTCTACCCAATTCGCTGACAGGTGCCCCGGAACCACGTCCGTGCCCTGGCCGTTGATCGCCGCGTTCGGTAGAAGGTCGAACTTTCTGCTCTTGCCGTCCTTCCTCGTCAGCGCGTCCTCTTTGTACCCGCCCTTGTAGTCTCTGGTCGTTGGCGTGGGGAACATCTTCACCGCCCGATTGAGCGTGATCTGCGAGTGCTGCCCCGTCTCCGGGTGATACGCCCTCTCCCCTGGCTGCGCTGGCTTGCCGTCCTTCGTTACGAGCCCGTGGATGAATTGCCCCTCCCCGCCCTGACTCGCTGCCGGTGTCGGCCACTGCCTCACCGCCCCGCCCAGCGTTGTGCCGCGCTTCGGATGCTGCGGGTTGCCCTTCACTTGGTTGTTGTCCTGCGCTGTTGGCGTTGGCCAAGATGTACACCCGCTTTCTCTGGTGAGGCGCGCCGACTTCAGCCGCGCTGAATATTCCCCACGCAACCGCGTAACCAAGGCTTTCCAAGTCTGCAATGACTTCTCTGAGTCCAAGGCTGATGTGCCCTTCGACGTTCTCGAAGAAGCAGCGAACAGGTCTAATTGTCTCGATGTGTCGCTTAATGAATGGCCAGAGGTGTCTGGGGTCTTCTGTGCCTTTGCGAAGCCCTGCGGCGCTGAATGGCTGGCAGGGATAACCGCCAGTGAGGACATCAATTCTGTCTCGAAAGCACTGCGCTGGCAGGGTTTTAATATCCGACCAGATAGGTGCTGGAACCAGCTGTCCCGCTTCCATCTTTGCGACCAAGTTCGCAATTGCGAAGGCTTC